TCTTGTGTTAAACATAACATTGCTGTGCTACTTATAGTTTCTACTGGAAACTGCCCCTCTATAGATTCTTTTAAATCTAGTTCATACTCTAATAAAAAATTTTCACAGTTTTTTAAATCAGGAAAGTTTACATACTGATATGTAAATATTCTTGGAAACATTTCTGTGTTAAGTATAATTACTAAAGCTATAAAAAATTTCATTATTAAGAGAGGGGACTTAGCCCCTCCCTATGTATTAGTATACTATTATGCAATAGATACTTTTTGTGTTTCTGAATCACCTTCACCATCAAAGTCAGCAAGTACACAGAATACACGGACTTTACAGTCCACTGCACCTGTTGCAATTGTTAAGTCGATAGTGTCAGCAGCAGCATATACACCATAACCGACAGATGTTGTTCCCATTGCACTAGTACCTGCTCTTTCTCTGGTTACTTCTATACCTG